CCCAGACGGCAACAGAGTAGAGCTGTACTGGCTACATGACCTTCCAGGCGACCCAGAGTCCGCACACCTAGCTAATGGTGGATGGAATAAGTTCGAAAAGCTGATCTTTGTATCCAATTGGCAATTCCAGTGGTATCAACGTCACTATGGTATGCCATGGCAGAAGTGCGTAGTGTTGCAGAATGCTATCGAGCCAATCACACCAAACAAACAAAACGATGGTAAGATCCGATTGATCTATCATACTACACCGCACCGTGGCCTCGAGCTGTTGTTGCCTGTGTTTGATGCTCTGTGCAAGAAGTATGATAACATTGAACTAGATGTGTACTCTAGCTTCAATGCATATGGTTGGCCAGAACGAGATCAACCATACGAACCTCTGTTTGAGTTTGCTCGCAATCATCCAAAGATCAACTACCACGGCTATCAACCAAATGAAGTTATTCGTGATGCGCTAGCTAAGGCAGACATCTACGCGTACCCTAGCATTTGGCAAGAGACTAGCTGCATTAGCATGATGGAAGCAATGAGTGCTGGATGTGAGGTAGTACATCCGAACTTGGCTGCTCTATCTGAGACTGCTGCTAACTGGACTGCAATGTATCAGTGGATTGAAGATAAGAGAGATCACGCTCAGTTGTTCTATAGCGTTTTAGATAGTGCTATTGCGAACCTACATACAGAGGGTACACAATCTCGTCTTCATAGCATGAAGAACTATGCAGACATCTTTTATTCATGGACACTCCGTGAGTTACAATGGGAGCATTTCTTAAAGGGAATGTTGGTGAAGTGATTATAGTCGACTTAAACCAAGTTATGATTGCCACAATGATGGCTCAGATCGGCAATCATACAAACATGGAGATACAAGAGGACATGTTCAGGCACATGGTCCTCAACTCACTCCGCTCATACCGTGTGATGTTTAAGACATACGGAGAGATGGTGATCGCTTGTGATGATAAAAAGTCATGGCGCCGTGAGTACTTCTCCCTCTACAAAGCTAACCGCAAGAAGACACGCGAAGCCTCAGAACTAGACTGGAGTGCGATCTTTAATTGTCTAAATACCGTCAGAGATGAGCTGAAGGCTTATTTCCCGTACCGTGTTATTCAAGTTGAAGGTGCAGAAGCAGATGATGTGATTGCTACCCTTTGCATGAAGCACGGATCGTTGCTTGCAACAAAAGACAAGATCATAATCCTTTCTGGTGATAAAGACTTCGTTCAACTTCACGTGTATTCCAACATCGAGCAGTATGACCCTGTTCGCAAGAAGTACATCAAAACAACTGATCCACACCAATACCTACGAGAGCACATTCTCAAAGGTGATAGAGGTGATGGCATCCCCAATGTCCTCTCAGCCGATCATTGCATTGCTGAGGGCGAACGCCAAAAACCACTCCGTGCCGATAAGATCGCGCTATGGACGTCTACTCCAAACCTACAATCAGTACTCACAGAAGAGCAGTACCGCAACTTCAAGCGAAACGAGATGCTGATTGACTTGCATAACATTCCACAATACATACAAGACACTGTACTGGAAAGATATGACAGTGAAGGTGGCAAGAAGCGCGATAAGCTGTTTCAGTATTTTATCGATCACAAATTGAAATATTTAATGGAAAACATCAGTGAGTTCTAACATGAGATTAGCCCTTTTTCAAGTACTACAACAAACATCCGAACAAAGTGGCGCCGCAGCAAAGGTAGAATTCCTTCGCCAGCATGAAGGTGCTCCTTTGAAAGTGTTGCTCAAGTATGCCCTAGACCCTAACATCGAGTGGGATCTACCAGACTCCGAGCCACCATATAAGCCATGTCCATATCCAGGTCAAGAGACGCGTCTGATATCAGAAGCTCGTCGCCTGTACCTATTCATCAAGGGCGGCAATCCTAACCTCAATAAGATCAAGCGCGAAGCGTTGTACATCGAGCTGTTGGAGTCGATCCATCCAGAAGATGCTAAGCTGCTGATTGCTGTTAAGAATAAAAAGATTCCATATAAGGGCATCACAATCAAGCTAGTGAACGAAGCGTTCCCTGGATTGATCGAGGAGAAGAAAGCATAAGATGAAAGAAAGTAGATTGAACTACAAGGTCAAGCGTCCTAAGTCATTTAAAGATTTCGATAGTGAGAGAGAACATCACGCCAACAAGAGCAGGATGGACAAACGAAATCAAGAGGTTAGGAACATTGATAGAGCAATCAAGACAAAAGATATAAAAGCGTTACTAGAAGATATAGACTAAAAAAGGAGAAACCAATGTCTTTACTAAGCAAACTGTCAGAATTTATTTTTGGCGCCAAACCTGCGGCACCTACTGTCGATCCAGTAGTTCAAGCGGTCAATCAACAACCTGTGGAGCAGAAGGCTAAGCCAGCTGCAAAGCCACGCATGCCTAAAGAGGAATGGTTGAAGAAACCGACTCCACAGGCAGCACCACAGAAGAAGCGTACATTCGTCAAGCGCGACGAGAGTGCTGCTCCTGCTAAAGTTGCACCAGTCAAGCGCAAGCCAAAAGCTGCTCCTGCTGCTACTACGAAGAAGACCAAGTAATATGCCGATGTATACGTTTAGGGATGTCGAGACCAATGAGGTGTTTGACATCTTTCTAAGCTTACGGGAGTATGATCTTTATAAAGAGGAACATCCGAAGCATGAGCGGTATTTCGATGCCAGCAGCATTCCTTCGTTGGTGTCGGGTGTTTCTGTGACAGGTAAAGTTGATGGTGGGTTCAAAGAGGTGTTATCAAAGATCTCTGAAGCCCACCCCAACTCTACTCTTGCTGACAACCATGGACCACGGAAAACGATTAAACAGTCGCAGACTGATCGAGCCGTACGTAAATGGAAAAGCACCACCGGGGGTATTTCATAACAACAAGGGAGCTCTATGGCGACGAAAAGATCGAATTTGCAAGCAGTACCATCTGACGATGAATATGATGCAAGACAACAAAAAGAGAATAAGCACGTTGGTAACAACCACGGACTTAAAATCAAAATCGATCAACTGAAAACATTTCAGCCATTAACGGATAACCAACGCACATTCTATGATGCGTACAAACGAGGAGACTACTTTGTAGCATTGCATGGTGTAGCCGGTACTGGTAAGACGTTCATTGCTTTGTATAAGGCATTGGAGGAAGTACTAGACAAGTCTAATCCATTCAATAAAATCATTATTGTGCGGTCAGCCGTACAGACAAGAGAAGTTGGGCATTTGCCTGGCGACTTAAATGAGAAGACTGAGATCTATCAGCAACCATACCGTCAGATCTGCGAAACGCTATTCGGACGTAAGGATGCATACCAGAGACTTGAAGAGCAAGGGTACATTGAGTTCATTAGCACTTCATTCATTCGTGGTATGAGTTTCGATGACGCTATCATCATTGTTGATGAGATGCAGAATATGAACTATGAAGAGATCGATACTGTTATGACTCGAGTAGGCCACAGATCAAAGATCATTTGGTGTGGGGACTACAGACAAACCGACCTTCGCAAGAAGGATGATAAGTCTGGAATCTTGAAATTCTTCGATATCGCTCATCACATGAAAGCATTTACACGAATTGAATTCACTGCACAGGACATCGTAAGATCCAGTCTGGTGAAAGATTACATTTTAGCGAAATTAAAGTATGAAGACATTCCACAGGGAAGAGCTCCCTCAAATTGATCTAGATAGCGAAACAACGGAAGCGGGTCGATTCTACATCACCCCTTCTGGTGCTAAGTATCCTTCTATCACAACCGTTCTATCTGCAATGCAGAGCGAAGAGAAGAAGAAGGTACTCGCTAATTGGAAAGCACGTGTAGGTGAAAAGGAAGCAAACAAGATCTCACGACAGGCAACGAGTCGTGGTACTGGTATGCATACTATTTGCGAGAATTACACGTGTAATTTCCCTAATCCCCTTCGCGGACATATGCCGACAGCTGTCGAGATGTTCAAGAAGATTAAACCCGTTCTAGACACTAGAGTAGGTACAATATACGGCAATGAGATTGCCTTGTTCAGTGACCGATTGAAGTCTGCTGGACGTACTGACTTGATTGCTCAGTTTGATGGGATTCGATCGATCGTCGATTTTAAGACATCCAAGAAAGAAAAGAAAGAGGAGTGGATTACTGACTACTTCCTTCAATCTACAGCATATGCTATTATGTTGGAAGAGATGTACCCTTCAATCAAGGTCCCACAAATTGCAATTATCATTGCAGTGGAAGAGAGTGAGAGGATCTCACATCAAGTGTTTGTCAAACGAACTGCTGATTACAGAGAACAAGTGTATCAGTTGTTCAGTCAGTACCACATGAATCTAGAATAACACTATATTGCTAGTTTACTAACGCGGTGGTTTATGTTATAATGGGCTTATATTTAAATGGAGCCCCACATGACGTCAAACTACCGCCAAGTGCTAACTAACCGATATTACCTAGATTTATCGTCAGTTACACGTGCGTTAACATCTTTTAACATGAAGTTGGATGATGACCGCACGCGTAAAGCCACCATCTGCAACCGTCTGATCAAAGACTTAGGGTGTGCTCCAATCGATCATCCTGTTGATGCTGAAACATATGCTAAGACGCTGATCGAACAAGTAATCCTCAACGGGGAAGACTATGATCCAGCACAAGCTGCAGTTGCAGCAGCTCGTCGCGTAGAGAAGATCAAAGCAACCATGCCAGAACTATATGCTGGTATCGAAGTTGAATATGATCATGGCAGCGACCGAGTGGGGCTGTCTGTGTCTAAGCCTAAACGCACCGGCGGCAAGGATGGCGGAGACAAGAAAGCTGCAGCTCATAAGATCTTCATTGCCAACAAAGGCAAGCCTGCAGGCGACATTGCTAAGCTGATTGCAGCAGAGCTCAGCATTACGTACGCTAATGCATACTACTACGTCAGCCGAGTATTCAAATGATATTAAACATCCTTAATACCCTCGCATCAGATAACGGTCGCAACTTTAAGATCGACTACCTGAAACAGAATGTAAACAACACTACGCTAATGCAAGCGGTGTTCTTGGCACTCGATCCATATACTCAATTCTTCATTCGTAAGATTCCTGAGTATGATACATTGTCCGGTCAAATGGACAACCGTATTGATCTGGATACAGCAATGCATATGTTGAATAAGTTGTCCACACGTGAGCTTACTGGCCATGCTGGTATCGATTACTTGCGGGATATCCTTTCACGTTGTAATGCCTTCGATGCTGAAGTGATTGAACGAATTATCCAAAAGGAATTGAAGTGTGGTGTGTCTGACTCTACAGTCAATAAGGTGTGGCCAGGATTGATTCCTGAGTACCCCTGCATGCTTGCATCAGCATTCGAACAGAAGCTAATCGATAAGATTGCATTCCCAGCATATGCTCAATTGAAGATGGATGGCATGCGATTCAATGCTATCGTCAAGGACGGTAAGTGCGAATTCCGTTCGCGCAACGGTAAACTGATTGACATTCCGTCTGATCTGTTTCAGCAACCATTCATCGAGATGGCTAAGTCATATCAACAAGACATGGTGTTCGATGGTGAACTGTTGGTTGTTGGTGCCGATGGCCGACCGCTCGACCGTAAGACTGGTAATGGTATTCTGAACAAAGCTGTCAAGGGTACTATGTCTGAGGAAGATGCGGAGCATGTTCGCGCCACCGTTTGGGATGCTATTCCAGTTGGATTCTTTGCTATTGGTAAGTATAGCGTTCCGTACTTCGAGCGTGTAATGGAACTGAGTCAAGCTGTATTCAACGTACGTGAGACTACATCATTCGGACACTTAGTTGCTATGGTCAATCATGATGTAGTAGAGACTCCGGAAGAAGCACAGAAGGTATTCCTCAAGTACTTGGGCCAAGGTCAGGAAGGCATCATCCTCAAAGACCGATTTGGTATTTGGGAAAACAAGCGTGCTAAGCACCAAGTGAAGTACAAGGGTGAGTTTGAGTGCGACTTGCTTTGTATTGGTTGGGACGAGGGTACTGGTAAGAATATTGGTCGCCTTGGTGCGTTGCAATTACAATCATCATGCGGTAAACTGATGGTTGGCGTTGGTTCGGGATTCAATGACAATGACCGAGAGCGTATTGGTCGTGACGTAGTCGGTAAAGTGATTGCTGTCAAGTTCAATGCAATCGTTGACGATAAGAGGACAGACGTTAAGTCGTTGTTCCTTCCAATCTATCTCGAAGTCCGCGAGGATAAGAGCAACGCAGACAGCCTAGAAGATATTATGGAAGCATGTAAATGAAAAAGCTATTCACTGTAACCGCTAAGTTCCAGTATGTTGTCGCAGCAGAGGATATTGCTGAGGCAGTCGGCATTGCTGAGGATGTTGTACATGAAGCAATGAGTGATCTTCCCAGTCGATCTGATGCTGTCCAATCAGTATTCCCATACCACGGCAATGTTGATGGATGGGACGGCGACTGTATTCCATATGGAAGCGATAATGACAAACGAACCCACGAATACGAGAACGAGTAAGACGATTAGAGAATGGGTGGAGCGCATGGAACGCAAGCGGCGTAAGTGGGAGCTCAAGAAGACATTCAAAGATCAACGCAAGTTGGATAAGATCCAGCAAAGGAATGTAGATGAAAGCGATTAGCATATTGTTCATGGTGTTAGGATGTATACTAATCCTACCAGCACTCACGTTGTTTGTTGATATCTGGACATGGATTATGTTCGGTGGAGGTATCACTCCTGTCGATTGGACATCTACCACGCCGGGAGGTACCGTAGATAAGGTGGCCAAGCCAATCATGGCGATCATGTCTAGCATACTATCGGGACCAATCTTCTTGATCTCAATCCAAATGTATCCTACAGAGAGGCATGATTGTATATGAGTGGCGGTCACTTTAGCTATAAGCAATACGAGATCGATACTATTGCCGATGATGTGGAGGAGCTGATCGCCAAGGATGCCTATTATTCAGCGAGCGAGCAGTACTCACCAGCAACGATTGCTGAGTTTAGGACTGGACTTCGATATCTTCGAATGGCTGCTGTGTATGCTCAGAGGATCGATTGGTTGGTCAGCTGTGATGATGGTGAAGACTCGTTCCATAGACGTTTGGCTGTAGACTTGAAAGCTATCGATGGCTTCACATCAACGATCGAACATTTAGAACACAGCCACGCAAAGCTATTGATTCGCATTGCAGCATTAGAACAACGATACGAGGATGATAACAAATGAGTAAGACGCTATACACACACGCTGAACGTGAGCTTGACCTGATTGGCATGACTGAAGATGGTGATATGAATGGGGAGATGCGAAAGCACATTCTCCATATGATTGAGGAGTTTAGCAAAGAGGGTCATAGTGGATTCTCTGCTAGCTATGCCATCAACATCCTTTCGAAGCTGATGAAGTATGAACCACTATCGCCTCTGACGGGTGCTGATGATGAGTGGATGGACGTATCACGTGAGAGTGGATGTGTGACATATCAGAACAGACGCGCAAGTCATGTGTTCAAGGATGAGAATGGTGCATATGACATCAACGGTAAAGTGTTCTGGGAGTGGTGCGAGCGGCCATTAGATGATGATGAGGAAGGTTATCCCGGTACTCGTAAATTCAAATCACACTACACTAACCGTGACAGTCGTGTGTATGTCACGTTTCCGTATACTCCAACGACTGTATATGAAGAGCGAGTGAGCGAATGCGAGTAATCATTGCTGGTGGACGAGACTTCCACGATTATGATGTAGTCCTCAAAGCTATTGAGAACTCTGGATTCGACATCGAACAAGTAGTATCCGGTGGAGCAAAAGGGGTTGATGCTCTCGGTGAGCGGTATGCTAATGAGAATGACAAGCTGTTGGCTGTGTTCATGGCTGATTGGAATCGTAACGGACGTGCTGCTGGTCCTATTCGTAACGGGAAGATGGCTGAGTATGCTGATGCATTGATTGCTATCTGGGACGGTAAGTCTCGTGGAACTAAGAATATGATTGAGACGGCAACCAAGAAGGGTATGCCTGTCTATGTGGAAATGTATGAAGGATACTTTCACTAAAGTTTTGATTGCAGACGTTGTGGTCTCGATCATATGTGCTATAATAGCGTATAATTGGAGGTAATATGATTAATGATGAGCCAAGTGTACCAGAGATGGCTGCGTTGTGGCGTATCTGCCAGACGTTCATTAAGAAGCAGGACGTTCATTGTATGGAAACGATATACCAGACAGATCGTATTGCTGAGAATGCATTGCAGCTGATTGAAGATATTTGTAACGAAGTGGGGTATAATGAGGACGACGAGTGACACCGGATCTATGCTATGAAGGCTGGGCGCTGAAGGATGGCAATTCATCTGGTAGGTGCTGCTGTAACTGTAAGTATCAGAAGCCTGCTGTGGGACATCCATGGAACACTAGACAATGGCTGAAGAAGCCGATAACGACGATGGTTGCGTATGCTTGTGTCAGTCCAGAGACAGATAGGATTGTCTTGTTTGATACAAAGCATGGGATGTGCGAAATGCACGATTGGGTTAGTTTATAATGAGGAAATTGATATGACATCGAGAACAAAACGTATTGTAGCACCGTTCATTAATGACTTCGGTCAGGTGATTCATCCTAATGATGAGGCATTTGCTGTGACTACATGCACTGGCCGTGTATCGGTCAAGAAGGTCAAGTACATCGGTTACATTGAGCGTGAGGCGTTCAATTGGCGTGACAGCAAGTATGAGAAGCAGAAGTTCGCTCAGATTAGCACGCCAGCGAAGAAGCATGTATATTATCAGAAGGGAACGACTGATCCGTTTGCTTGGAGTTTCTACAATTCTGACATTCCTGGCGATCAGCAGTATGATCGTGTGGAAGTGAAGTTCGATCAGATCAGTACGTTGCAGTACAACCGTATCTTGCCAATCACTGCTAGCTTGGATGAGATGGCGCAATCTGTGTGAGGTTGTATGAGAAAGTACAAGTATAAGATCGTTGAGAAGGCAGACCGCACGTATAAGGTTGTGTGGGATGTCAGTACGTGTTACGGGATAATCAATGACACGTACAGTATTGATGTTGAGACGCTAGAGCAGGCAAGGGAAGAGGTTGAGAAGTCGCGCCGTGGTCCTATTGTTGTTGAGTCTGGTGAATTTGCGCGATGATCAGGTTATTTGAGCTGTTATGGCATGGGTGTTGGCACTCATGGAAGCCTATTACTACGCGTAAGGTCAATTGGGATCATGGGGTGACAGAAGTACAAGTTGTATATCAATGCAATAAGTGTAATAGGTATAAGGCGATTGAATTATGAAGTATCGAGTGGGTGTACCGCAAGGTCCGATAGTATTGGAAGCGTGGTATATTGTCCAGTACTGGGATAATTGGGGGATTGAGAACAATCAGTATGTTGAGCCTACTGAGAGGGAGTATAGGTTGCACAGTGGTCCGTATGGTGATTATCTCGGTGCCGTCCTTGCATTGATGAAGGCTCAGGGTGTGCAAACGACTGCAAACTATGATATAATGGAGGGTCAGGTAACGGGGACGGTGCAGGGGTTCGATCCAAACAACTTCTAAATACCCTCATATAACAAGGGGGTTGTGATGGATAACAAGTACGATTACCTATTTGATGAGCCGGATGAGATATTCGGAATTCCGCTAGAGGAGTTTAATAGTCCGCATTTGCTTGCTCAATTGGATGAGCAGGAGATTTCTGTATTGCAGACTTTGGTGATATGTAAGATCTATGATCAGATCGAAGAACGCATAGACACTGCAGCTAGCGTGACGGATGTTATACTATCCGATTATTGCGGAACCAATCGGCAATCTCGCCCGTCCGCCCCCAAGTAAAGCCGGGCGGAAGTGTACTACCTTCTTTCAGTCTAGTTTCTTTACCGGTCATTGGGTCGTGCGCCCATTTCAAGCCGGTAGAATTAGTATTGCCTTTCATGCTCATAGAAGTCATGATACGAGATTCGATAGAATGCTTCTTTCCTTCAAAGTTGCCAACACCTGCACGTGATGCAGCAATCTTCTCTTTCACTTCACTTTCCCATTTACGGCCAGTACGGTATTGCTTAACTGCAATCACCGTCTTTTCCCGTTGTTCCTCTGTCATATATTTCCAGCCGAGCTTTAGTTTCTTCTTAAAACGCCCGTCTAAACATACAGGAACCTTATAGACCTTCTCTAGCTGGCTGACCTTATCCTCAATGTTCTTCTCATCATTGATAATCTCCACAAGCTCGAAACGCTTACCAAAAACGTCACGAAACTCACGCTCATTCTTCTTAGTAATGATTAGTTGATTATCGAATAAGAACACGCGTACCATAGATCATTCACCCTTTAGCCACTTAGTGAAAGACTTACGGCGTCCCCACTTATGATGATCAGGTAAGCCGTGCGTACGATTCTCTTTACCAGTATTGACATCGCGAGACCACTTCTTGCCGTCTATACGATCATCATGACCACGCTTCATAGCAATCTCATCCTTAGACTTCTTGCTATGTGTCTTTCCTTCAAAATTGCTCTTACCTTTCATGGCACGAGAGATTGCTTGCTTAACAGCAGCAGAGCGGGAAGGACGATCTTTATATGATTCATTCATAATAGTATAGTAGTAAGGGGGTAGAGAGTAACAGATGATATTTAGTTATATCATTGATTATACGGATAGCAATAAAGTTCTTATCTTACAAAAGATAATTCTTATCTTAACCTAATACGATAGGTACAGGGATCTGTAGCAGGCAATAGTTACAAAGGGAAACCGTTTCTACGTGCAATAGAACGGTTCCATATATCGTGCGGGGTTAGAGACTTATCTTAAACTGATACGTCGTTTAGCCGTGTTTTGCCGTGTTTTTAAAGGGGTTTAACGTGAAGGCTAAAAAGGTTCAGCAATACGCTGCCTCACTCAGCAGAAACGACTGTTCCATGGCGCTATTAAGGTCCAGTGTGGGTGCAGTCATGATTAGTGCGGCACTGCTCTGGGGTAAGGTAGTAGGTACATTCGCTCCCATGCACTTGTGTTACACGCACCAGCATATCACTAAACTTAGCTACGTTACACACACTGCCTGCCATTAAAGTGCCACCGCCGTGCGCAAATTTGTGTTCAGTTTTTACTACAGAGTACCACTTTCTAGCCATATTACGCCCCTGTAGTAGTATATGTGTATACGCCTAAAGGCTTACTGTGGACGCTATCTCCATACACTTCTACTCTAACGCGCTTTCCGTTGCCGAATGGTTTGATGCCGTACTTGAAAGCGTTACGGAATGTCTTATATCCGCTAATAATGCATCGGTTATTCATACCTACGTCATCATAGCTACCATCTGCGTTCTGGCGTGTCACAATATACTTACTCATACCTTCTCCTTGAACAATTCTGCCCCTTGGCGCATAAAGATCTGGATTTCGCGGTACACTTTAGTACCAGCATATTCGTCGCGATTCTCGTAGATGTACTGGATTGCATCGAAACAGCCAACCCAACCGTATGCTTGATTAATACAAGCTACCTCATCCATCAGGTGATCAAACATAGTCAAACTCACTTTCTTGGTTAGCATAATAGTCGAACTCTTCACAGAGTGCCTCTAATTCCTCTACCTCAGCTGCAAAAGTATCAGTCATCACTATTCCTTCACTCAATCACAGTCAAATCGGATGGATCTTCGAAAACGACAATAGTTGGGTAGATTTCGCCATCACCATCATCATAACCGAAGTATGCTACAACCTTGCCACCCTGTGAGCATTGCTTACCAACGTACCCACCTTCACGAACACAGATCAAATCTGTATCGTTTTCGTAGTTAGTGATATGATTGATCACCTTAATCATATCATTGCCAACCATATCCAATGATGCAAAACCCTCATCGAAGCCACCAACACAATCGTTGTCGACCGAACAATTGTAAGAAACACCGAACTTGAATGACATACGTTTTCTCCTTTAGAATGACTCTATTATAAGGCCGTTTGGTCTTTTGGACAACATAGGCTGTTAGTATCAGACCGAAGTTGAAGGGTATTGTGAGAGTCGTTTGTCCGCTGATGCCGTCCATCCCAGTCTACTTTCGAATGCTTCCAATTATACACAAGTATAGACAAGTATACAACTAGAGTGGAAGTACCAGGACTGAGTTGAAGGGTATTGGTTGACGTGTTTGTGAAAATACCTTATAATAGAGTCATTGCAAACAAAGGAGAATGATATGAGCACACGTTCACTGATCGGCTATCAGGCTGAGACTGATAAGATTCTTGGTGCATACTGCCATTATGACGGCTACCCTGAGCACGTCGGTAAGATTCTGCAACAGCACCACAAATCATATGACAACATGCTGTCTTTGCTTAAGCGTGGGCAGATTCGCAACTTTGATCATGATGGCCAGTATGCTTGCTTTGGGGATGATGAGGACTGCAGTGCTGAGCAGTATGCTAGCGTTGAGGAAGCTTTGAACGGTTGTTTCGATTATGTCTATCTGTTTGATGAATTCAATCAAGAGTGGGCGTGCTTTACTAAAGAGCGAATCCCCTTCCCAATCATTAAAGAAGTCAACATCCCTCAATAATGAGCTTACGGATTGATCTGATACTTTCGTGCTGAGTTGTCCAAAAGACCAAACGGCCTTATAATAGAGTCATACAAACAAAGGAAATCATATGATCATCGTTCCACGCTCACAACCCGTCAACACAGCTTACTTGCAGAAAATGCTGTATGACAAAGAGATGATCGCCGCATTGGCTGCACAGCTGGTTGGCAATCAAGTTGAAGCTCACATTGATATGATCAGCGATGCCGGCACAGAATATAAGACGTTCAGTGAGGTGGAGAGCTGCATTCAAGGCGCGAAAGAGACTGTTGAGGACTATGTTGCTGATTTGTTGACTGACTTCCGTGAGAGCTTATACGAGGCAATCCGTGCGACTCAAATCACTGTGTCTAAAGTGGAATTCGAAAAGGATGGCCTGAAAGACGCAGCAGTGGAGGTGAAATAATGTATACCAAAGATGAATTCGAAATGCTGCTCAATGAGTCGTTCCCTGCAGTAATGCTGGGCGGTCGCGAGTATGGGCACGGCACAGTACTGCGTGCCGTCGACCCATCAAGCTTTGACATCGACTTCCATGACTGGATGCATTATTTGGATGAGATGGTTGAAGCTGAAATGAATTAATACCCATACAAAGTAGAAGCTTACCCGTTGACTGAATGTTGATTTGGGCTGATAATAGAGTCATTGCAAACAAAGGATGAATGATGTATAAGATTGCTGAGTATGATTTCGAGCGCATTGGCCGCAACGGTATGGGTTCTATCAACGTCAAAGTGACGGGCTTTTGGAGTGGCAGCTCGCTGACTCTGTATGTCAATCGTCGTTTTAGTACGAAAGATGACAACGAATGGACATTCTCAGTGTCTACCTCTTCTGGAGGCCGCGATACTAAAGAGGTTGAAGACGACATGGTTGCGTATAAGAACTATTCAGCCGCATTAGCTGCGCTTTGTGACCTCGGAACTGTACTGAAAATGAACGATGACAAGCTAGAAGCTGCATTTCAAGCGCAACGAGCGGTCGATCGTGCTGAGCGTGAGGCTGAGAAAGCTGCTCATGCAGCCGCAGTTGAAGCGGATGAAGCGATGGGTGAGGTGAGAGCCGCTATCTTAGTGGAGGAAATGGCCCTGACAGGCGCATATGCACACGCTTTTAACCGTGCTGAGGACCGTGCATTCCTAGTGGAAGTCGCTCGTCGCGAGAAGACAAAGTACTACTTCGGTGGTTCTATCATGGCTAAGAAGGCTTTGATCGCTAAATTGGCTACAATGTCTACACGTACAGGCATTCCAAAAGAGCTCAAAGCTGCATAAGCTTACAATCTAGTCGGGTATTCGTTGACCAAAAGTCCAAAATGCCTTATAATAGAGTCATACTAAGGAGAACACAATGAAAGCAGTTCGATCATATGTGAATGAGCAAGGCGTGACGGTCAATGTCTACCCTGAGAAGAAGGTCAAGCGTAAGGCTTGGATGCGTGGAGAAGGCTTCTGCGGTGCGAAAATGCGTATCCCAGAGGAAGGCGAGCGTATGTTCGCGACATTCTCACGTAAGAACGGCAAGTACTAATGAAGAAAAGCATAGTCACTGTTGATGAGAGCGAAGGCGCGAAGCGTCTCCGTCATTATAACGACTGGTTGCTAGACCCCAAACGGGCAGTCGGCACAGGAACATACCCCGGATACCCTCAACCTAAAGGAAAAAAGAAAATGCCATCAAACGTAATCGCAAATATGACTGAAGTTCTGACTAAAGACGTGAAAGCTACTCCTGCAAAGGCGTCTGCTAAGAAGGCTAAGCGTGTTGGTGCGTCTCCTACCAAGGGCGAACTCGCTCTGCAGATCTACCAACGTCTGGAAGGCAACAAAGTTCAGGTGTTGAACGAGCTGCAGAACGGTCTTGGCATGTCTCTCGCTGGGGCAACCACGTACTTCTACAATGCTAAGAAGGCTTCCCAATAAGTTTCTCCTAGTGACACTTGTGTGTCTCATTAATACCCGGATAGGTTTGAAGCTTATTCGGGTTTTTTGTTGTCCAAAGACCAAATCTGCCTTATAATAGAGTCATACTAAGGAGAACACGATGAACAAGTTTGAGTTTGAAGCAGCTGCACAGGCAGCAGTCGAGACAGTTACCAAGGGTAAGGCTAGTTTCTATGCAGGTACGTTGTTTGTTGAGTGTGATTCACATCAAGCTGCTAAGATTGAGACAGCATTGATCGAAGCATTGAAGTGTGGTGTTGTGATGTGCAAGATCGGTAACGAAGCAGCATTCGATTTCGTCAAATGAAGTACATCGTAATCACAAAGACTGGCAAGGTCTTCACATTCTTCATCAAAGCGGTCGCTGAGACGTACTTGCAAGCGTACGGCGGCACAATGGTCAATGAGAAACAAGAGGAGTTGGTGTAATGGAAAGCTATATTGATGCTCAGATGTTCAAGGTCGCTCCGCTGCCGCTGGAGAATGAGAACTATCCGTACGGGTTCGACCTGTTGATCAGTTCGCAGGGCAGGAAGACCAATCACATCAGAATTGATGCTGAGATGATGCAGAAGATTGAGAATGTTTTGAGGGGCATTGAATGAGAGAACAGCTACTAGCCCTTGCCTACGAGAAGCAGGACGAAGTCTTTGCTAATAGCGAGCGTGACGAGTTTGATTGCTTGATCGTCTTGATTGAAGACGGCACAATCGATACATTTGAAGAACTTGCCAAATATGGAGTTGAAAGATGAGTGTAATGTCAGACGTGTTCGGCACGATAACCGATGGTTTAGAGCAGGGCGTAGCGATCAATGAGATTGCGTATGCGCTGACGTGCGATTATCCGTCAATGACGATTAGCACAGCAATGGAGATGATTTCGGACGTAATTAAGTTCGAAGACGAGTACTTGGGAGAATTGGAATGATTACAATCTATCTTTTATTTGCACTCGCAGTGGTCGGCATGTTTGCTGTTCGCGTCCCACATGAGAATGTCCGTGTCGTATTCGTATTGGCACTCGTATGGCCGGTGAGCATTGCATTCATCATATTCTTCCTGGCAATGGACCTGATCGGCTGGAACGTGGATGCTGCTAAGGGTGCTAAGATGTTCGGCTTTCGTCGTCCTAGCAACGCAAATGTCCGCGGGTTTGCAATCACCATCTTCTACGGCGAAGTTCAGGTGTGGAAATTAAAGTAAGGAGAAGCGTATGTCTGAAGTAAAAGTAAGCGGCCTCTATAAAGTGACGGTGACGGAGTATGACTGCGGGGTACAGAGAGTAGACGACAGAGATACCAAGTTCTTTACGACGCTAGAAGAAGCGCAGGCGTATAAGGCCCGGGCGGATAGCGGAAGCGCTGAATGCTACTGGAGAGCGCACATTGAGCGAGTAGCCTAATTGTTTGGACTAGGAGATAATGTAGATATGAATACAACACCCATCCCATATAGCAGCCTATTCGCCACCCCCGAGTCATTGGAGGCGTTAGACGAGCAGATCCGTCAACTGCCGGCCAGTCAGAGGGGCTTGGCTTATCAGTACACGATGATGGCTTTCAACCTCGCCCACAAGCTGACCGCCGAGCCCACCGAAGCCTACTACGGTGCCTAATAAACAGGGCGGGGGGGCAATTTCAGGATTCGGTGCCATAGCGGCAGGTATTTAAAGGTACGTGTGCAGGAATCGGAAGGCAAAAAAACACGAATAAAACACCGCGCCCGCGGGATCGTAAAATTTTTCTGCGGAAAAAATATTGAAAAAAACACGAAGGTAAAATATGGTAGAGATGCGCTGGAGAATCTGTAATGGGTGGGACGGTCCAGAAAAGGTGCTGGAATACCGCCAGCAAGTAGATGCGACCGTCTATGCACAAGATCCCGGGGGATATGTGTTTCCGCCTATGCAGAAGCTAGAATGGACGCGGTGGAAAGAGGTTGAGACGTTTGATGATACAAAAGGATAAGGGTATGACTAAAGAAGTATGTCTAGTATGCGGCGCGCCTGCTGAGTGGGTCCGGTCAACGCAATTTGCGGGGGATCACCCATATTGTGAGCATCACGCAAAGAAAGAAGATGATTTCGGCGAGGATGACTCGTACACATATTGGTATGAGGTGAAGGATGAATGAGAACATTAAGCAGGTGTGGTATGCTGCATTAGACAAAGCAGTACCAGAAACATACACCCAGTTGAATGAACACCAGCTAGGCAAAGCGATTGATGCGTTTGCTGAGATGTTGATCGAACAATGCATTGCACAGTGCTGGACTGTATCGGAACTAGAGCATAATGGATATGTTGTATCTGAATGCTCTAAGAGAGTGCGGAAACATTTCGGAGTAGAATAATGAATGCATTCCTATATGTGATGCTAGGGCTGATGGTCACTTGTAATATCGGTATCTGTGTATGGATGGTGATTGTGTCGCGTAAGTCAGATGAAGCGTACGAGAAGGCGATAGCTGAAATCTACCGGAGAAAGTAATGAATACAAACATCAAAGCTCTAGTGCAGCGCGCTATTGATAGTCAGCCTACAGAATGCTCATATACAAAAGAGCAGTGGTTAGAAGCGTTTGCGCTAGATGTAGTTAATCAATGCATTGAGCAGTTTAAGCCTACGCAGTATCACGAAGCATATGCGCCTTCCTTTATGGGTGGCGTAGATGGGCTGGATTTACTATACGGTAAGGTAGCAATCGTTAAACTACATTTCGGAGTTGAGTGATGAGACTAATGCTGGGTACTGACGGTAAGCCGAGCCTGCTCGTTAATGTCAAGCAGGAACACCGCCCTGGTCATTTTGAATTTGCAGTAATCAACGGAAGATGGGACGGAACATATACAGATGGTTGTGTGACTGTCTGGGGATGCCCATCTGGAGACTATACAAGCCTAGACAAGGTAGAAATTTTGTCTGATAATCAAGACAGACTACGAAGTAGTGGCAACTGGGATAGAGGATATGAAACAGTATTTGAAAACTTCCACAACCCCGACTACGTTGCACCAAAACCGAAACCTGTAGTGTTTGATGATATGGATGATGATATCCCGTTTTAAGGAGTTGAACAATGATTGACTACCACGAAGCCGTCAGAGAAATGCACAAAGGTAATGTGGTCAAGTATGTGGGCACAGTCAATGGCAATGTAATGACGGATAAAGGCTGGAGTTGGTGTATGTGCCGCGGTTGTATTTTTCCGTATAACGGCGAACCACTATGGCACTTGTCAGGTCGCATGGTGTACGACCCAGACTTTCGTTATGTCCTTACTGGCGAAACAGTTGATCCAAGAGCGTGGAAATCAGAAAAGAACAAAGACCGTAAAGAGATTAAGAGCAAGTTGGGCTATAGTAGAATAGGATTGGGTAATGTATGAACGAACGAATTCGAGAACTTGCTAACAAGGCTGGTATTAAAATTATCCCCTTGGTTATTGATGGTGTCGAGTACGAGTACGAAGATATTGATATGGATGGTTCGGAAGACTTGGAAAAGTTCGCCGAGTTGATTGTGTTTGAATGTGTTAAGGCTGTGATGGATGGTACCAAAGAAGGTGACCATTATGCCCAGCGTATTGAACAACACTTTGACAACGGCACAGACGGTGTATTACATTTCGGAGTTGAAGAATGACGCTTGAAAACCTATACAAAGTAAGAGACGCTCTGAAGGAACTAATCCCAGATCCAGAGATCGACTTTGGTCCAGCCTATGAGGGAACAAAGAAACGTAAGGTGGAAGCGATCAAGATCGTGGACAAGGAGATTCGATGGATGAAAGCATTGGGCAATAAACTATGAATGAACGACATGAACAACTATTGGCGCAGGCTCACATTGAATTTGCTCCCGATGCTAAGGTAGAAGACCCCAACAAAGTGTGGTGCGAAGTGACGGACATGGACCTAGAGAACTTCGAGGAAACAAAGTGAGTCCCAATCGTAAGATACACGAAAGCTATGAACCCAACAAAACATATCCGATTCTGGTAAAGATTCAGAACGCTGGCTATCATAAGATCGTGGAGATGGAAGGTTGGAAAGTGAATGATCACAACCGAATGGTACGGGAACAACTAAATGACTCTAGAAAGATGTGACGATTGTAGGCGCACGGGTCTATATCATTGTTCTGATCCAGTTAATTGTGGTGGTATGAGAATGCCAACATGGGAAGAAACCAATGATGATTTGGAACAAATTCAAAAAGGATTCGTGGCTTTACATGACATCGGCGAGAAAAACTGGGAGATACATCATCGTGACCTAGCTCAAAGGCTACGGAAACGTTGTATCGCTCTCGGTGAATACAGATATAGATTGGTACAAAATGAACGAACGACATGAACAACTATTGGCGCAGGCTCACATTGAATTTGCTCCCGATGCTAAGGCAGTGACTAAGCGGTTTGCCGAGTTGATTATCGAGCAATGCATTACGAAAGTGATATTGCGTAGAGAATTCGCTATCGAGGATCAACACAATGTCGATGAAGCATTCTCTATGCTAATATACGACATTGAAGCACATTTTGGAATTGAATGATGGATTACGTATTAGTAGCACTATTGATTAGCGGGCCAGGAACATACGACGTCGAAGTAATCCAGCGTTTCAACACAATGGCACAGTGTAGGCAGGTATTAGAGAAGAAAGCGGTTGTAATGGACAATATGCTATCTCTCGTATGCGCAAAGAAGGACTGGGAATGAGTGAGCCATTATACTTCTTGCTTGGACTGGTGATTGTCGGTATAATCTACGTACTGAAGATCATTGCAGACACACGCAAAGATTAACTACACGCAAGCTGTTGACCTATTGTGTTGTACACCGTATAGTCAACGTGTTGGCAGAAAATTATAGAATGGAGTTGGTATGAAAGCACATACGTTTAAACGCAACAGCTGGCACTACAAGCTGGCTATGGTAGGTGAGTCTCGTCATGATGAGTATAAGTTTAACAACATCTGCTCATACACACGCGCAGTGATTGGCGGCGCACTACTAGCGTTCTTTGGATCGATCCTAGCATTGATTGTCGCGGGAATGGTGTTCGCAGGATTCTATGATATCTTTATGTGGATGTTCCTTGGTGGCCCAGTAACGCCGCCTATGATTATCATCGGAAGTGTGATGGGCGTTATTACGACGATTATGGCGGTCGTTGCAGCTAGGATCTACGCTCATCAGCATTCGGATGAACCTAGCAATAACTTTGTGATCGCTAGTTACCGTAAGGTTAAAGATAAGACGTGCTCTCGCGTTGATTTTGAATAATAGAGCGTGCGGAGGAACATACTGTGATTGATTTTAAAAAAACCGGCGTTGAGGGTTCGAGTGATGAGAGTGTTGACTGCGACCGCCTCGATACTTCCGCTGCTCCTTATACGGTCGGAATTAACGAATCCGGTACCGTCCAACTGAACGTCACCGCGGATAGCGGCCTTTCTGTGACTTTGAGCATGGATCCGCTTTCGACTTCCCGGCTGATTGGTGTGCTTGCTGTATTGATTAATCGAGACTATAATGTAACGATTGAAAAAGTACAGAAGGATGATATCAATGAATGCTAACCTAGCAGAACTAACGGATGCCCAGCGCGAGGCGATCGGCCGCTTCGTAATTGAAGTGATCGGACTGAAGATGTTACGTAACGGTGTCAATACACCAGAGAACGTACGCTCTAGAACACACATCATCGATCTCAAGCAACAGTTCGGGTTAATCGATGATTGGCTGATCCGTAAAGTACCAGGAACGAAGGACGATTACTATGTGGCAGAAGGAAATCCGCCCACTCGCGTCCTCCGTGCATACAATATTAACCCCACACATGGGATCCTAGGATGAACGATACTCTGTTGTTGGTCTTCTTGTTATTCACTAAGCACTTTGTCGTAGACTTTCCTCTACAGACTAAGTTCCAATGGAGCAACAAAGGAACATACTTGCATCCAGGCGGCGTATTGCATGCTGCATGCCATGCAGGTGCGACAATGGCATGCTTTGCATGGTATGCACCACTAGCAGCATACTACCTTGCATTGATTGACTTCGTCCTACACTACCATATCGATTGGGCAAAGATGAATCTCAATAAAAAGATGGGATGGGGTCCAACAACACACGAACAGTTCTGGTGGGCGGTCGGATTCGATCAATACCTCCACGCATTGACATACATTCTATTGATATACCTAGTAACATGACAGATATTATCGCAAAGCTATCAAATCAAGCAATGGACTACGCTACAGAGCAGTATGGTCGGCAACGTGCTGGCGAAAAGGTATGGGATCCGCTAACATACGATCGTAAATTTGCACAGCTGATCGTCGAGGAGTGTGGTGTGGCACTCAGTCCGATGTTGAGAGACATGGTTAGCCGCGGTCAAGCACATGAATTGATCAAACGCCACTTCAATATGATGGCCGGTGCTGACATCATGGGCGGAGATGGCGGATATAGAGAAGTCAGCTTAAAGACACCAGAATTCTTAGAACTCCAAGCAAGATGGAATGCATTGTATGGCGACAAATCAGATAATTGACCGAATCATACGTATGGGCGAGCAAGCCGATCAGTATGCAGATGAATACATTCTACAACATGGCATTGGCATGAAGGAGTGGGATGTTATCCGCGATCGCAAGTTTGCGGAGATGGTGGTGCAAGAATGCATCTCGACGATTGCACTGATTGGCATAGCTAATTGGGAGAATGAGGACATCGCGTGGGCAGCTACTCTAGCAGTCCACCAGATAAGAGAACACCATGGTATGTTAAGAGCGGAGGACAACTAATGGCTAAATTCAAAGAAGGATGCGACTGCGGATGCAATGACCCCGTCGCAACAACACCGAAAGATATGTTGACGTTCCTCGCACATCGGTTAGAGAGTGCAGGCGTAGCGGATGTCGTTGCACAGTCGTATGCATATGATATCCGAACAATATTGAAGAAGTACTATAACGTACACCTGGATGGTCCAAGTGATTGAAAATATTATTGGATGGGGTATGATTGTGATTGTCCCTTTGTTGGGAATCGCTGCGATATTTTACTCAGCGCATAGAAGCATGCAAAGACAGGAGCGAGAGATCGGCCGTACTGGGTATGGCGATAGAGTGCATCGGATGATTCAAATATCAAACAAACCCGGCACGATATCAATACAGGCTCGTGGTGATATCAATTTAACTATTAAGGAATGACTATGTTGTGGGAAATTAAAACTGCAGAGAAGAAGTGTGTATACCAACGTACTCATTTTATTGTGTCAGAGGACAGCGACGTAGCTGCCGGTAAGACATTCTATATGGATGAGATGTATCGTTGGGGTCGTTGTGTTGTCCGCACCAATGATAAACCGACGCAGGCTGAGGATCCGTATGCAGATCCGTTCGAGCTATCGAACTACGAAGTCGACGATCAGGAATGCGATGATGGATGCTCGTTGGATTTTGAATTCGACGATGATGATAACTGGACCGAAGAAGAAAAAGCATACATCGAAGATCTATGGGAGCGTGATGGGTGGATGGCCTTCGAGGAAGAGGGAATCTACTCAGTAGATTGTGATACATCGTATGTTGGTCCGCTGGAGATCGTTTGCATCGATGAAACTGTAGACGAAGTTGCACCGCTCGCCAAAGGAACGTGGCCGTTCTAATGATATACGACCCGCATGTCAAGTCTATTGTATTCGAGTTATCCAATAGATGCAATGCAGCGTGCCCAATGTGCGCACGCACCGGTAATCCGATTGTAGAAGATCATCCAGAAGATATATCGCTAGCCAAGTTCAAGCAGTACTTTCCTGTAGAGTTCATTAAGCAACTAGAGATCGTTAAGTTCACTGGCAACTTTGGCGATCCGGCGATGGCAAAGGAGTGTGTTGAGATTCACGAGTATGTGGACTCAATCAATCCCAATGTTCATATGGCAATTCATACGAACGGAGGGCTACGTGATCGTAAATTCTGGCAGCGGCTCGGTGAAGTGTACCGTAAAGGTGCCGACACTGGTGCTAAGCGTGTGATGATCTTCCATATCGATGGCCTCGAAGATACGAATCACTTGTATAGAGTGAATGTCGACTATGCGGTCGTGATGAAGAATGCACGAACTGCCATATCTACTGGAGCTCGCTGCTTCTGGGCATTCATTCCATTTGCTCACAACGAGCATCAGATCGAACTGGCCAGACAAACGTCCAAGGATAATGGGTTTGAGTTGTTCATGGTTAAGGTCAGTGCTCGGTTTGATCAATCGTCACGTGTATCATTCATAGATCGTAAGACTGGCGGCGAGAAGATTATTCAGCCCGCTGCGTCTGATACACTGAAGGTCGATGCCCTATGGACTACTCTTGATGTCCCTGTATGCTCATCAGAAGCGCGTAAGGAAATATACATCAACTCACATGGCCAGATGTTTCCTTGTTGTTGGTACGCATCGAGGTATGAGAAGGACGATGGCTTCAAACGTGAACTGGCTGTGCATACGGATCCGAACCTAGACGAACGTAATGTCTATGAGATACTAGATGATCCTCTATACAACGGAGCCATACAGCAATCGTGGAATCAGCGAACGATCGGATCTACTATGTGTCACAATAAGTGCCGAGGAAAGAACATGCACCATTGGATCATAGATGGTCACGCTTTCACTCACGAGCAGATAAAGGACGGGATCTCTAGTGGATTGTTGGACGGCTAACTGTTGCGAACAATCTTGGTCTATCGTATAATCATGCAAAAGGAGTTAATGCTATGGGATTTAGAAGCCGCGGACAAACCGTAATGGATGATCATTACGCAACCGAACGTCAACGCAAGGACATGACGGAGTATTTGTTTTCTATTATAGAAGATACCCGCCATATCAACATCCATGACCTGCACGATCACTTCGTAGAGATGTGGATCGATGAGGCAGGCATTGACTTAATTGAAGATGTGTGGTTCGAAGTTTTGGAAAAGGCAGAGAAGTAAGTGGAAGTCAATGCCAGCACACTTAGCCGCGCATTAGAGTTGATTGCGCCTATCGAGGCTCAGATTGACCTATGTACTACTAGCGAAGATCGTTTACTGTTGGCTACTGCCATGTTAGATCGAGCAAAAGAGATCTTCGATGAACATTTAACAATCGAAGGTCGTAAAATTTTATTTAAGGAATTTCAATAATGGAAAAGATTTACAAATACCCTCTAGCCGTGCAAGAGTTGCAATTGATCGAGATCCCAATCGGCTCTCGTGTATTGTCTGCACAAGCACAAGGGGACGTGCCTACTATTTGGGCTATGCACAGCCAAGAAGAAGATAAGGTCAACGTCGAAGTGCGAATGGTCGCAACGGGCGAGGAGTTTGAGGTAGAAGACTGGCGATTTATCGATACAGTGCAGATCGGGTCTTTCGTGTGGCACGTATTCATGCGTGAGTGATGAGTAACGCTTTACAGCTGTTTGTGGACGACTTCGGAAATGGTATAATCCCCTATCAGTTGGGGTCAAACACATTCCGAAGTCGTTTGTACTTCCATCGTTCGCTCGAAGGGGCCATCGTACTGGCCACTGCATACCAAATGGAATTTAGTAATGACACAATTGAATACACAAGCATCAAGCAAGCCTCGTCTGGCTAACGATACACTCGGCAATGAAGCACTGACCGAGTTGTATAATGCATACGAAACAATGAATATAGACGACTTCCGTATCTTTGCGGAAGGAGTCGTGATGGCAGGTGGCGGCAAGCAGCCAATGAAGCTTGCTATCTGCGAATCTATGGCTAATGCAACTAACAAATACAAGATCCTAACGAAAGCTCAAAATTTCATTCTCGCGGGGATGGGATTGGGGGTATGATGTTCACTCTTAACAAACCAAGAATAGTCAAACGCCCGCTCGGGACACTCACTGATGGAATTATGGTGTCACCCACAGCAGCAATAGAATTGGATACCGCGAAGCTATCCGACTATGAGTTATTCTATATCCAACGAGCAATCGCTAAAGGCGCCCTGCGTGTAGTTCAATATGAAGTTGTTTCTGAAGATAACGAAGTATGAGTCTGAGGTGATGCCAGATGCGCACATTGTGTTTGCTACGGTGTTGGGTCGAGACGATGAGATTGTTCGCCGCGTGTGGATGTGGCGCACTCCGTTCAGGAGTCATAGGAAATTCGTTAACCCATGGTCGTTCCAGAACGCATATGGGTGGTGCACTTATACGTGTGGTCTAATATATGATGGACGTCTACGATATGTCAGTAGATGGGAACCTCTTACCTTTTAAGAAGATATGATTCGCAAAGCAACTCTATACACCCTAGAATCTCAGATTGTGGCCACAGCCAGTGATTTTGTGTCGTGGCATGAACAAAATATGATACCCGATTTGAGGTGCTCGACGTCTGGGGAACTCATATCACAAGATGTATCGGCTGTCAGGCGCGTTGATGCACGTATACATCGGGTGTGCTTGGTAGAGCGTGGCGTTCAGACCGATTCGTTTATTGCTATGGCGCCAGATGTAGAGGAAGTGTTACGGATGGTAGTGAGCAACGAGTATACCAAGTCACTAGAAACTCGAAATCGATTGCTGATGCAAAGCGTGTCGGCTGTTGAGGATAGAATCAATCAATACAACGCTCTCCCTTGGTACAAGCGTTGGTTTAAGAAAGCATAATATGGCGACAGACATACAAGAATTGCTAGATCGAGAAGCCCGCTTAGGCAATGAGCGCTATTCTGTGGTGCAACTAATTAAACAGTTGCGAGGGGACGAGCCACCACGTTGTTGGGGACAGGATGATTGCTCTACGCTCGTGTTAATCCATTGTCCATGGAGGGTAGATTGTGGCAAAGCTGAATGAACGAATGGAAGCGCTAATTAAGCGTTCGGAATATAAGCGTGCACTAGACAAACAGTTAGTTGAATATCTTATTAGCCTGGATGAGCTGTTAGACGATGATGGATATCCTACCGATGACGCATTGACGATTGTTGAGAAGTGGCCATGGGAAGATGCAAAGGGCTGGTTCGATTTCATTAACGGTATCTGGGCGATGAAGTCCTACGGTTGGGCGGAGGGGGAAGCTCCTCATGATTACCGTCCAGGAGAGACGGTGTACAAATACGACATCTCCACTGCAGGTTGGTCTGGCAACGAGAGTATCATTCGGGCAATGGAGCAAAATGATATGCTGTGGCACACGACATGGGTTCAGAGTCGTAGGGGCGGCCATTATATTTTCGAATTGAGCGACCAAACTAGTTGACCTGGTGTAAGTACAGCTATATAATTAACACAACTGGCAAAGATAGACTGAGCCAGCATTTTTATTCTAAGGAGCTTAGAATGTCAAAACCATACGGCACTCTCGTCCTAATCGGACGCTTTCAACCATTTCATAATGCTCACCTTGAGATCATCAAGCGTGCTACTGCATTAACTGACAACCTCGTTATCGTAACGGGCTCAGCAAAACAACCACGTACCTATAAGAATCCGTTCACCTCTGCTGAACGTGAACGTATGATCAAAGCTGCAACCGGCGGTCTTGCGTTGAGCATTCATGTGGAACCTAACCCCGACACAATTTACAACGATCAGGCATGGGCCGTCCGTGTGCAAGCGATCGTGAGCAAGTATCGCATCCTCGGCACTAAGACTGCTATCATCGGTCACAAGAAGGATGAAAGCTCATTCTACTTGGATATGTTCCCGCAATGGGAATATGTTGATGTGGAAGAGATCGAGCCATTGAGTGCAGTTAACATTCGAGACTTATTCTTCCGACGCGATGTTAACTACAACTTCATTAAAGGCGTTGTACCATACTCAACTCTGGACTTCTTGCTCGACTTTGCAAAGACTGCCGAGTATGAGCAGATCATCCGCGAGCGTGAGTTCGTTGAGAACTACAAGAAGCAATATGCGTCCTTGCCATACCCTCCAATCTTCTCCACTGCCGATGCTGTAGTGATTCAGTCTGGCCATGTGCTACTCATTAAGCGTCGTGCTGAGCCAGGAAAAGGATTATGGGCATTGCCAGGCGGATACGTTAATGCAAACACAGACAAGTCTGTCGAAGATGCAGCTATCCGCGAGTTGCGTGAAGAGACTATGATTAAGGTTCCGGCTCCTGTACTGCGAGGAAACATTGTCCGCAGCAAGGTGTTCGATGCAATCGATCGCAGTCCACGTGGACGCATTATTACCCACGCATTCTTTATCGAATTGCCGGATGGCGAGTTACCAAAAGTGAAAGGAGCAGATGATGCCGAAAAAGCCAAGTGGATCCCAATTGCCGAAGTCTCCAGCGAAGAGTGCTTCGAAGACCACTACGAAATCATCCAACACTTTGTTGGTGCCTGATGTAGAGATATCTCCACCGCCAACAGACATGAAGGGGTGGAAGTACCACTGCAACGATGAGGCAGTAACAGAAGCGGTATTTAAACAGGTCCAACAGGATCATGAAGAATGGATTAAGAATCGAGATAAGCTGGCAGCTGCCAAACTAGCGGAAGAAGCTAAGCTCGAAAAGAAAGGCAAGAAGAATGTCACTAAAATACGCAAAGGGTAATTTGATTGATATGGCCGAACAGGGCCACTTCGATGTTATTGTGCAAGGATGCAATTGCTTCTGTACGATGGGTAGCGGTATTGCTAAAGAGATTAAAGCTCGCTACCCAGCAGCATATCGCGTCGATCAGAATACGGAAGCTGGCGATCGATCCAAGCTCGGTTCATATACAATGGCTGTCGTCGAGAAGGGCGACTTCGAATTCGCGATCGTTAATGCATACACACAATATGCATATAACAGAAAAGGCGAGACACTCGATCGGTTTGAGTATGGAGCTTTTCTCGACGTACTGATCGAGTTGATTGAGGCCTGCGGTGAGATGCGCATCGGTCTACCCCACATCGGTATGGGACTGGCTGGGGGCGATAAAGATCTCATCCTCAACCTGATTAAAATATTTGCAGAACGAGTTGCCGACAAGGGCGGTTCTGTTACATTGGTGGAGTACAACGGTTGACATAACAATGGGGTTGTGTTATACTGTAATCAAGTCCTCAGGATAGACCAGAGGCAAACTTAGATAAGGAGCTTATCATGAAATTAGCAAAAAACATTATTCTTAACACCGACAGCTATAAAGTGTCAATGTGGAAGCAGTATCCTGCCGGCACCACAGGTGTGTATAGTTACATTGAATCTCGTGGTGGTCGCTACGACAAGACCGTTATGTTTGGCCTGCAGGCCTTTATTAAGGAGTACTTACTTGCCCCCATCACACAAGCCGACATTGATGTTGCAGATGAAATTCTTACCGCCCACGGCGAACCATTTAATCGTGAGGGCTGGCAATACATCCTTGATACGCACGGAGGTTACTTACCTGTCGTCATTCGTGCTGTACCTGAAGGCACTGTGGTTCCTGTCAAAAATGTATTGGCGACTATCGAGAACACAGACCCAGAATGTTTCTGGTTGACCACATGGCTCGAGACTGCATTGCTTCGTGCAATTTGGTATCCTACTACTGTAGCAACTCAGAGCTACACAATTAAACAAGTCATCCTCGATGCATTGGAGAAAACCGGTGACCCAGCTCTTATTGATTTTAAACTGCACGACTTTGGTGCTCGCGGCGTCAGTTCTATGGAATCTGCCGGAATCGGCGGTGCAGCTCACTTGGTCAACTTTATGGGAACTGATACGATTAGCGGTATTTTGTTTGCTCGCGAGTACTACAACGCTGGTATTGCTGGCTTCTCAATTCCTGCAGCGGAGCATAGCACCATCACAAGCTGGGGCCGAGACAACGAGGTAAAGGCTTATGAAAACATTCTTACACAATTTGCTAAACCTGGCGCTATCGTTGCCGTGGTATCTGACAGCTACGATATTTTCAATGCGGCATCTAAGCTTTGGGGAGAAGATCTCCGCCAGCGTGTTATTGATAGTGGGGCTACTGTTGTTATTCGTCCTGACTCCGGTGATCCTGTTGAAGTCAATCGTCGACTGGTTGAGATTTTAGGAGAGAAGTTTGGTTACACTAAGAATGATAAGGGATTCAAAGTCCTCAACAACGTCCGCCTTATCCAAGGGGACGGTATTAACGAACTTACTGTTCGTAGTATTCTTGGCGCACTGGCTGCCATGGGTTGGTCTGCTGATAATATTGCGTTTGGTATGGGTGGAGCATTGCTCCAGCAAGTTGACAGGGACACCCAACGATTCGCAATGAAGTGCTCTTCAGCGCAAGTCAATGGCGAGTGGATTGATGTGCAAAAAGACCCAATTACCGATTCCGGTAAGAAGTCTAAAGCAGGTCGTGTGACTCTGTGGCAATCGGGCGGAGAATTTTTCTCTGGTACTAAGCCACCTACAGGCTGGACTGATAAAGGTTATGGTGGTTGGACTGAAGCAATGCAAACAGTCTTCCGCGATGGCAAGATCATCCGAGAATACGACTTCGACGAAGTTCGAGCGAATGCTCGTAAGTAACAGAAGGCCACTCCGGTGGCCTTTTTCTTTGGTCTGTGGTATACTACGTTTATGAATGAAGCACGGAAAAGACAACGATCGGAAGTATTGGTTATTGCGTTAGTGGGCAAAGATCTTGCTCCTGTCTGGTGGGACAGTCAGAACAAGGCTTTTGGCCTGCTTACACCGAACGAGCAATGGTTGGTTGATTGTGATGTCGTATATCAGTACTTGATGAATCAGCACGAGGGCACCTGGTAATGGCATTAGCTCTATTCACTACGAAGACTGACGCTGCTACTCCGATTGCGGATATGGAGTTAGAAGAGCGCATGTTGTATCTGATTAGGTATGGTAAGCCTAGGATATCGTACCTCGACGGCGGGTGGTACTGTAAGGTAGAGATGAATACCAATACTGACGGAACACAATTTGAT